AATATAGGGGCAAATCCAGAGTCACAGAGAACCCAGAAAGATATCAAAGTGGCTGTTGCGGATGATGGTTGTGCTGCACGCCTTGTGCCTGCTGCCGCTGCTGAGCGGTTGCGGAAGTACGCGGACAGTTTACGTGAGCACTCCGGCTACAACATTACCGACTAGTCTGACTTCTGAAACACCTGTACCGTTCATACCAAATCCTCTGACTTATGGTGCCAGCCTGGAGCTGAATGTGAGTCTGTTGTCTGCACTGGCTAACTGCAATCGGGATAAAGCTGATATTCGTAAAATAGATGCAGAGAGAACTAACCATTAAGCAATAAAATTGTCAAATTAATCAGTTGTCAAATGAATATACGTTAAAGGTATATGTCGACATAATTTCACCAAGTACCTCAATACATATACTTTTTTTATGAAAGATACTGGGGAAGGAACTTAGCTCTTCAAGGCATTGCACATAAGTGCTGATATCACTTGCATCACGTTCAAGGAATTTCACTTGGCCAAAAGAAGGAGTATTAATCCTAGTTCTTTGCTGGATTATATGGATAAAATGTGTAGTTGGTGAAACTATTACTCTTGAAATATCGGAAATGATGTCTTCTTGAACTTGCCGATAAAGTAAATCCTTTGGGTAATGGTGTTTGATCTCGATGGTTGCAACATTGCCATTATGTTCAGACGTTAATATCGACTGGTTATAAAGTGATATGTCAACAGCGCCGATACCGAGTTTTGGATGCTCACTTAAAGCAGTTAGTGTGCTGATTTGATTGAGAATAACAACTAACTCATCACGTATTTGAGTTTCATGTTTGCGATTGTAGAAGTAGCAATTCAGTTCATTTAACTTTTTATGCATCCTATCGTGACTAATTGCTTCGATCAGTAAATCCTGAATCATACTTTTCTCTAGGTAATCCGAACGGTTGTAAGTGACAGTATTGTGCTGGCATGTCATTAGTATGTAAAGGTATTGTGAATGCCAGCAAGATAACGAAGTATCATCGATAGAAAAACTTTACGGCCCACTCGTAAACCGCTTTGTAAATCGGTTCATGGTAAATACTATCGATACTATTCAGATGTGCGATCATCGCCTCCACAGTTGTAGTGGTTGTTTCTAATATTTCGATTATTGCAGGGCGGTCATCATCTTCATCGAAGTATTCGAACAGCAGTACAGGTTTACCATGCCATTCAGCATCTGAGACTCTAAGGTTACAACTACCGCTCAACTCAAAGTGAATTTTGTAATTACCTTCTACAGAATGGCCTACGGGGAAAAAGCATAGGGTGTCATCTTTGTTTAAAAGCCATTCCCATTCATAACTATTCATTTGTGAACTCCTGTTCATTGAGTTTCAACAACTATCAACTACATCCAGCGAAGCATAAAAGATCGTTTATGGCAAAACCGGAGTGGAGTGCGATTCGATTCTGAGAAGGATGCCACGTATCGCACGCGAACCACCCAAGAGGATTATGCAATGCCACCACGAACCCCAAAAGCCTGCCGTGTTCGCGGCTGCCGCCATACCACTACTGACCCGTCAGGCTACTGCGAAAGCCACAAAAGCGAAGGCTGGAAGCAATACAAGCCAGGCCAGTCCCGACACCAGCGCGGTTATGGTTCGAAATGGGATGTTATCCGTGAACGTGTCCTGAAGCGTGACAAAGGCCTGTGCCAGTTGTGCCTGCGTGCTGGTGTGGTGCGTGAGGCGAAAACCGTTGATCACATCATCCCTAAAGCGCATGGCGGCACCGATGCAGACAGTAATCTGCAGAGCCTGTGCTGGCCGTGTCATAAGGCGAAGACGGCCCGTGAACGGCTGAAGTAAGAACCAGTTCCCACTGCCAGAGGGGAGGGGCGGGTCAAATCCCTGTGACCTGACGTCTTCCGGACTGCCCGCCCCATCGTTTTTTTATACCCGCGAAAAATGAAATTTAACCAGGAGTGCCGCATATGGCTGGAACGGCGGGGCGTTCCGGGCGTCGCCCCAAGCCAACGGCGCGCAAGGCGCTGGCCGGAAACCCCGGCAAGCGAGCCCTGAATAAAGATGAACCTGTTTTTACGCCCATCAAAGGTGTTGAGCCACCGGAGTGGTTCGCTGAAGAAGATCTCCCTCTCGCCACGATCATGTGGCAACTGACAACCAAAGAACTCTGCGGTCAGGGCCTGCTGTGCGTGACTGACCTGGCGGTGCTTGAGCGGTGGTGTGTGGCCTATGAGTTCTGGCGACGTGCCGTGAAAAATATTGCCAGACAGGGCAACACCATCACCGGTGCAATGGGCGGTATGGTCAAAAATCCTGAGCTGACCGCCAAAAAAGAACAGGAGTCCGAGATGAGCAGCACGGGGGCAATGCTCGGACTCGACCCCAGCAGCCGCCAGCGTCTGATTGGCCTGGCGGGGCAGAAGAAAGCTACTAACCCGTTTCTGAAAATCATCGAATCATGAGCCGGAAATCTTACCCCAACGTAAATGCTGCCAATCAGTATGCCCGGGATGTCGTTCGCGGAAAGATTGTGGCCTGCCAGTTTGTGATTCAGGCCTGCCAGCGCCATCTTGATGACCTGATGGCGGAAAAAAGTAAGTCGTTTCGTTACCGCTTCGACAAGGACCTGGCTGAACGGGCCGCCAAATTTATTCAGCTGTTGCCGCACACCAAGGGTGAGTGGGCATTCAAGAGGATGCCCATCACGCTGGAGCCGTGGCAGCTCTTTGTGATCTGCTGCGCGTTTGGCTGGGTCAATAAAGGCTCCCGGCTGCGCCGCTTCCGTGAGGTGTATACCGAAATCCCCCGTAAGAACGGCAAATCGGCAATCTCTGCCGGTGTCGCCCTGTATTGTTTTGCCTGTGATAACGAGTTTGGCGCGGAAGTGTATTCCGGTGCCACGACAGAGAAACAGGCGTGGGAAGTCTTTCGCCCGGCGCGACTGATGTGTAAACGCACACCCATGCTGACGGAAGCGTTCGGGATTGAGGTTAACGCCTCAAACATGAACCGTCCGGAGGATGGCGCGCGGTTTGAACCGCTGATCGGTAACCCCGGTGATGGTTCATCACCCCACTGTGCGGTGGTGGATGAATATCACGAGCACGCCACCGATGCGCTTTACACCACGATGCTTACCGGGATGGGGGCGCGACGTCAGCCACTGATGTGGGCCATTACTACTGCCGGGTACAACATTGAGGGGCCGTGCTACGACAAGCGGCGGGAAGTTATCGAGATGCTCAACGGGTCGGTGCCTAACGATGAACTGTTCGGGATCATCTATACCGTTGATGAAGGTGACGACTGGACCGACCCGCAGGTGCTGGAAAAAGCCAATCCAAATATTGGCGTGTCGGTTTATCGCGAATTTTTGTTAAGTCAGCAGCAGCGTGCGAAAAATAACGCCCGTCTGGCAAACGTCTTTAAAACAAAACACCTCAATATCTGGGTGTCGGCGCGTTCGGCGTATTTCAACCTGGTGAGCTGGCAGAGCTGCGAGGATAACTCACTGACCCTTGAGCAGTTCGAGGGGCAGCCGTGCATTCTGGCCTTTGACCTGGCGCGTAAGCTGGATATGAACAGCATGGCGCGACTTTATACCCGCGAGATTGACGGTAAAACGCATTACTACAGTGTGGCCCCGCGGTTCTGGGTACCGTATGACACGGTGTACAGCGTCGAGAAAAATGAAGATCGACGGACAGCCGAACGCTTTCAGAAATGGGTGGAAATGGGCGTTCTGACCGTTACCGATGGTGCAGAGGTGGATTATCGCTACATCCTCGAAGAGGCCAAAGCGGCGAACAAAATCAGCCCGGTCAGTGAGTCACCCATCGACCCTTTCGGAGCGACCGGGCTCTCACATGACCTTGCTGATGAAGACCTGAACCCCATCACTATCATTCAGAACTACACCAACATGTCCGACCCGATGAAAGAGCTGGAAGCGGCAATTGAATCGGGGCGCTTTCATCATGATGGCAATCCCATCATGACCTGGTGTATCGGCAACGTGGTCGGCAAAACCATTCCGGGTAACGATGATGTGGTGAAGCCCGTCAAAGAGCAGGCGGAAAACAAAATCGATGGTGCAGTTGCGCTGATTATGGCGGTTGGCAGAGCCATGCTGTACGAGAAAGAAGACACGCTGTCTGACCACATTGAGTCCTATGGGATCCGCTCGCTTTAACTGAGGTAATTATGATCATGCTGATTCTCGCGCCTCTGGTGGGCGTGCTGGGGGCGCTTTTGCTGGCGTATGGTGCCTGGCTGATTTATCCCCCGGCGGGGTTTGTTGTTGCCGGGGCGTTGTGCCTGTTCTGGTCGTGGCTGGTGGCGCGATATCTCGACCGTACACAGTCGTCTGTCGGCGGAGGTAAATAGTGTTCTTTTCGGGATTATTTCAACGAAAAAGTGACGCACCGGTGACCACGCCAGCAGAGCTGGCGGATGCTATCGGGTTGTCCTACGACTCCTATACCGGAAAGCAGATCAGCAGCCAGCGGGCCATGCGACTGACGGCGGTTTTTTCCTGTGTCAGGGTGCTGGCGGAGTCGGTCGGGATGTTGCCCTGCAACCTGTATCACCTGAACGGCAGCCTGAAGCAGAGAGCCACTGGCGAACGTCTGCATAAGCTGATCTCCACGCATCCCAATGGCTATATGACGCCGCAGGAGTTCTGGGAGCTGGTGGTCACCTGTCTGTGCCTGCGGGGAAACTTTTACGCCTACAAAGTGAAAGCATTTGGCGAAGTGGCTGAACTGCTGCCCGTCGATCCCGGCTGTGTGGTACCGAAGCTTAACAGTAGCTGGGAGCCGGTCTATCAGGTCACATTCCCGGATGGCTCCACGGATGTACTGAGCCAGGAAGATATCTGGCATGTGCGCACGCTGACGCTGGACGGACTGGTGGGGCTGAATCCCATCGCCTATGCCCGCGAGGCAATATCGCTGGCAGCTGCGACCGAAGAGCACGGGGCCAGACTGTTCAGCAATGGCGCGGTGACGTCGGGTGTGTTGCGTACAGAGCAGACGCTGTCAGATCAGGCTTATGAGCGCCTGAAGAAAGATTTTGAGGAGCGTCACACCGGGCTTGGCAATGCTCACCGCCCGATGATCCTTGAGATGGGGCTGGACTGGAAGTCGATGGCGCTGAACGCCGAGGACAGCCAGTTCCTGGAAACCCGCAAGTTTCAGCTTGAAGAAATCTGTCGTCTGTTCCGGGTGCCGTTGCACATGGTGCAGAACACCGATCGCGCCACCTTCAACAATATCGAAGAACTGGGGCTCGGATTTATCAACTATTCACTGGTGCCGTATCTGACCCGCATCGAACAGCGGATCAACACCGGACTGGTACGAAAAAGTAAGCAGGGTGTTTATTACGCCAAATTTAACGCCGGGGCGTTACTGCGCGGGGATATGAAGTCCCGTTTTGAAGCCTACGCCACCGGGATTAACTGGGGAATTTACTCTCCCAATGACTGCCGCGACCTGGAAGATATGAATCCGCGTCCCGGTGGGAATGTCTATCTCACACCGATGAACATGACCACGAAACCCTCCGATGGCAGTAAAGCCGGTAAGCAGAAGGATAACGCCAATGCAGACGAAACAACGTCTTGATGTACCGCTGAGTCTGAAATCTGTCAGTGACTCCGGTGAGTTTGAAGGGTATGGCTCCGTCTTTGGTGTAAAGGACAGCCACGATGATGTGGTGATGTCCGGGGCATTTGCTGCTTCCCTGCGGGCGTGGAGTGACAGAAAAGCGTTACCTGCGCTGCTCTGGCAGCACCGCATGGATGAACCCATCGGTGTTTACACCGAAATGAAGGAAGACGATGTCGGGCTTTACGTCAGGGGACGGTTGCTTATTGATGATGATCCCCTCGCAAAACGCGCACATGCACACATGAAGGCCGGTTCGTTAACCGGCCTTTCTATTGGGTACGTCCTGAAAGACTGGGAATACGACCGGAGCAAAGAAGCCTTTCTGCTGAAAGAAATCGACCTCTGGGAAGTCAGCCTGGTGACGTTCCCGTCTAACGACGAGGCGCGGATCAGCGACGTCAAGAACGCACTGGCCCGCGGGGAAATCCCCGAACAGAAAAAAATCGAAAGAGTCCTGCGTGATGTCGGACTCTCCCGTACCCAGGCCAAAGCATTCATGGCCGGGGGCTATGGCGCACTGTCCCTGCGCGACGCTGAGGATGTGGGCTCTGCACTGAATGCACTGAAAAATCTGAACTTCTAATCAGGAGAAATACGATGGCGGTTGATATTAAAGATGTCGAACAGGTCGCGCAGGAGCTGCAGCAGAAGTTTGACGACTTCAAAGCAAAGAACGACAAGCGCGTGGATGCGATTGAGCAGGAAAAAGGCAAGCTTGCCGGGCAGGTGGAAACCCTGAACGGGAAACTCAGCGAGCTGGAAAATCTCAAAAGCGACCTTGAAAAAGAGCTTCTTGAGCTGAAACGTCCGGCTGGTGGAGCGCAAAATAAACTGGCCACCGAGCATAAAGAGGCGTTTGTGGGCTTCCTGCGTAAAGGCCGTGAAGACGGTCTGCGCGATCTGGAGCGTAAGGCATTGCAGGTGGGTACCGATGAAGACGGTGGCTACGCCGTGCCGGAAGAACTGGATCGCAACATTCTTAACCTGCTGAAAGATGAAGTGGTGATGCGTCAGGAAGCCACGGTGATCACCGTTGGCGGTTCCGACTACAAAAAACTGGTGAATCTGGGCGGTACGGCTTCCGGATGGGTGGGGGAAACGGATACGCGATCCCAGACTGCCACCTCCAGACTGGAGCTGATTGAACCTCTCATGGGGGAAATTTACGGCAACCCGCAGGCTACCCAGAAAATGCTGGACGATGCCTTCTTCAACGTGGAGGCCTGGATCAACAGCGAGCTGGCAACCGAATTTGCCGAACAGGAAGAAATTGCCTTTACCTCAGGCGATGGCACCAAGAAGCCGAAAGGGTTCCTGGCGTATGAATCCACTGATGAAACCGACAAGGTCCGGGCGTTCGGCAAACTTCAGCATATTGTATCCGGCGAAGCGACCGCGGTGACCGCAGACGCCATTATCAAACTGATTTACACGCTGCGTAAGGCACACCGCACTGGCGCGAAGTTCATGATGAACAACAACAGCCTGTTTGCCATCCGTCTGCTTAAAGACAGCGAGGGTAACTATCTGTGGCGTCCGGGGCTGGAACTGGGGCAGCCGTCCTCTCTGGCGGGTTACGGTATCGCTGAAAACGAACAGATGCCGGATATCGCCGCTGATGCGAAAGCCATTGCATTTGGTAACTTCAAACGGGGTTACACCATCGTTGACCGTATCGGCACCCGCATTCTGCGTGACCCGTACACCAATAAACCGTTTGTCGGTTTTTATACTACCAAGCGCACCGGCGGGATGCTGGTCGATTCGCAGGCCATCAAACTGCTGAAGATTGCAGCGGCGTAATCACTCAGGGGCGCGGAACCGCGCCCCCTGTTCTGACGGGTGAAGAATCATGATCCTGAAACAAGATCTGAAATGGTCACCGGACGGTATGCGTGTTGAGGTCATTCGGGCCGGTGAGTATGACGACGGGGCACTTCCTGCCCGGGTGCAGGAGATTGCACTTCAGGCCGGGTTAGCAGAGCGCGGAATCAGTGCAAAAAGCAGTAAAGCGGCAAAAGAGAAAAAAGCCACGACCAGTAAAGAGGGCTGAGTATGCTTCTGACAATGGAAGAGATTAAAGCCCAACTCCGGCTGGATGAGGATTTCGATGCTGATGACCGCCATCTGCAACTGCTGGCCTGTGCGGCACAAAAGCGGACGGAAACGTATCTGAACCGGAAGCTCTATGCACCGGATGAAACCATTCCGGACAGCGATCCGGACGGGCTGCACCTGCCGGATGATATTCGTCTGGGGATGCTGATGCTTATCAGCCATTTTTACGAAAACCGCTCGTCGGTTACGGAAGTGGAGAAACTCGACATGCCGCAGAGTTTTGGCTGGCTTGTCGGCCCGTACAGGTACTTTCCGCAATGAAAATTCGTCAGGCGCAGACCAGCGCAACCTACATTCTGCCGGACCCCGGCGAACTGAATAAACGCGTCCTGATCCGCCAGCGGGTGGATATGCCCGCGGATAACTTTGGCGTGGAGCCTCAATACCCGGTTGCGTTCCGGGCATGGGCGAAGGTTATCCAGACCAGTGCCACCACCTGGCAGGAAACCGCGCAGACCGGAGATGCCATCACCCATTACATCACCATTCGCTACCGCCGGGGGATCACTGCTGATTATGAGGTGGTCTGTGATGACAGTGTGTACCGGGTGAAACGTCAGCGCGATCTGAACGGGGCGCGGCGCTTTCTGCTGCTGGAGTGTACGGAACTGGGCGAATTTACGCAGAGTCACGGAGGCAGCAATGGCGACTCCCTTTTTGCACGTTGATGTTCAGCAGCCCGCGGAGATGCGCTTTAACCGCGCCCGTGTCCGGCGGGCGTTTGTCACGATTGGGCAGCGTCATATGCGTGATGCCCGTCGGCTGGTGATGCGCCGTGCGCGGTCGGCACCGGGTGAAAACCCCGGTTATCAGACCGGACGCCTGGCTCGTTCGATTGGCTACATGGTGCCGAGAGCCAGTAAAAAGCGAGCCGGTTTTATGACACGCATTGCCCCTAACCAGCGCAACGGGAAGGGGAACCGGATGATCTCTGGTGACTTTTATCCGGCGTTTCTGTTTTTTGGTGTCCGGGGAGGAGCAAAACGTCGTTGTAGTCATCATCGTGGTGCATCCGGTGGCAGCGGCTGGCGGCTGGCTCCACGTAATAACTTTATGGTGGAAACGCTTGAAAAGAACCGCAGCTGGACACGCTATTTTCTGGCGCGGGAATTACGTAAATCACTGAAGCCGGAGCGACGACACAGATGAAACTGACGCCTGTTATTGCTGCGCTGCGTGCCCGCTGCCCGTATTTTGAAAACCGGGTGGCAGGCGCGGCACAGTTCAAAAATCTGCCGGAGGTCGGAAAGCTGAGACTCCCGGCGGCGTATGTGGTACCGGGTGATGACTCTCCGGGAGAAAACAAAAGCCAGACCGACTACTGGCAGGAGCTGAAAGAGGGCTTCTCCGTGGTTGTCATACTGAGTAACGGGTGTGATGAGCGCGGTCAGTTTGCCTCGTATGATGTGGTGGACGATGTCCGGCAGATGCTCTTTAAGGCCCTGCTGGGCTGGAACCCGGAAGCGTGCGGTAACCCGATTACCTATGACGGCGGCACGCTGCTGGATCTGAATCGTCATGAGCTGATTTATCAGTTCGATTTTTCGGCCATCAGCGAGCTGACCGAAGACGATACCCGCCAGCAGGATGAGCTGAACAGTCTGGATGAACTGCGAACGCTGGCGATTGATGTTGATTATCTCGATCCCGGTAACGGCCCTGACGGCGATATCGAACATCACACCGAAATAACCCTTCCTTCCTGAGAATCTTCATGTTTGTGAAACCTGTTAAAGGGCGGTCAGTGCCTGACCCTGCCCGCGGTGACCTTTTGCCCACCGAAGGGCGAAATGTTGACGAGAACAACTACTGGCTGCGCCGTGAAGCAGCGGGTGATATCCGGCGCGTGAATAAAAAGGTGAACACCGATGACGATAAGCTTTAACACCATTCCGTCGAATACGCTGGTTCCGCTGTTTTATGCGGAAATGGATAACCAGGCTGCGAATACTGCACAGGACAGCGGAGCATCGCTGCTGATTGGTCATGCCAATAACGGTGCAGAGATTGTTGCCAACAGTCTGGTGCTGATGCCGTCGGCAGACTATGCACGCCAGATTTGTGGTGCGGGAAGTCAGCTGGCGCGTATGGTCGAGGCTTATCGCCAGACCGACCCGTTTGGTGAGCTGTATGTGATTGCCGTTCCGGAAGCCACAGGCGCGGCGGCAACGGTTACGCTGACGGTGACCGGGGAAGCAACCGAAAGCGGCACGGTGAATGTCTATGTGGGACGTACCCGCGTGCAGGCACCGGTGACCAACGGCGATAACGTTGCGACGATTGCCAGCAGTATCCAGGATGCCATCAATGCCGTTCCGGCCCTGCCGTTTACTGCCTCATCTTCGGCAGGCGTGGTCACACTGACCGCGCGTCATAAGGGGCTTTGCGGGAATGAAATTCCTGTCAGCCTCAATTACTACGGCTTTGGTGGGGGCGAAGTGCTGCCAGCGGGCGTACAGATTGCCGTGGCGACGGGTACCGCCGGAACGGGCGCTCCTGTTCTCACCGGCGCGGTGGCTGCAATGGCGGATGAGCCGTTTGATTATATCGGCCTGCCGTTCAACGACACGGCCTCCGTTAACACGCTGGTGACCGAGATGAACGATACCAGCGGTCGCTGGAGCTATGCGCGTCAGCTGTATGGTCATGTGTATACGGCAAAGATCGGCACGCTGTCAGAACTGGTGACCGCAGGTGACCAGTTTAACCAGCAGCACATTACCCTGGCGGGATACGAAAAAGAGACCCAGACGCCTGCCGACGAGCTGGCGGCAAGCCGTACCGCCCGCGCAGCGGTGTTTATCCGCAACGATCCGGCACGTCCCACGCAGACCGGTGAGCTGGTGGGTATGCTGCCTGCGCCGAAGGGGAAACGGTTCACGATGACCGAACAACAGACCCTGCTGGCTCATGGCGTGGCAACGGCGTATGTCGAAAGCGGGGTGCTGCGCATTCAGCGTGATGTCACCACGTACAGGAAAAACGCTTACGGTGTTGCGGATAACAGCTACCTCGACAGCGAGACGCTGCATACCAGCGCGTATGTGCTGCGCAAACTGAAATCCGTCATTACCAGTAAGTACGGGCGTCACAAGCTTGCCAGCGACGGTACCCGCTTTGGTCCCGGTCAGGCGATTGTCACACCGGCGGTGATCAAAGGGGAACTGCTGGCAACCTACCGTCAGCTTGAGCGTGCGGGGATCGTGGAAAACTACGAACTGTTTAAGCAGTACCTGGTTGTGGAGCGTGATGCCAGCGATCCGAACCGCCTGAACACGCTGTTCCCGCCTGACTATGTTAACCAGTTGCGTGTCTTTGCCGTGGTTAACCAGTTCCGTCTTCAGTATTCAGAGGAGTCTGCATAATGGCCCGTATCGGGGGAACCTGTTATTTCAAAATTGACGGTCAACAGCTATCGCTGACCGGCGGCATTGAGGTGCCCATGAACAGGACGGTCAATGATGACATCATCGGCCTGGACGGTTCAGTGGACCGCAAGGAAACTCACCGTGCGCCTTATGTCAAAGGGACTTTCAAGGTGCCGAAGAATTTTCCGGTGAACAAAATCACCTCGTCTGATGAGATGACTATCACTGCCGAGCTGGCGAACGGTCAGGTCTATGTACTGTCGTCTGCCTGGCTGCACGGCGAAGCGAACCATAATGCCGAAGAAGGCACGGTTGATCTTGAGTTCCACGGTGAAGAAGGGGATTACCAGTAATGAAAGAGCTTGAGTTAAAGAAACCGATTACTGCTCATGGCGAGACACTCTCCGTACTGGAGTTTGATGAGCCCACCGGGAAGGATGTCCGCGAGCTGGGGTATCCCTACCAGATGAATCAGGATGAGTCAGTCAAACTTCTGGCGCATGTGGTGTCGAAATACATTGTGCGGCTGGCGAAAGTGCCGCAAAGCTCTGTCGACCAGATGTCTCCGGCAGACCTGAATGCAGCGGCGTGGCTTGTGGCTGGTTTTTTCCTCCAGGCCTGACGGCTGAATACCTCACTGATCGCTTCTTTGACTGCGCCAGCTACTGGCGCATTAATCCTTTCGAATTGCTGAATATGCCGATCAGTGAAATTCCCTTACTGGTCAGTCAGGCAAACAGGATAGAGCAGGAGAAACGCACACATGGCTGAATTTGAGCTTAAGGCGTTGATCACCGGTGTCGACAGGCTTTCTCCCGCGCTGTCGAAAATGCAAAAGAAAATCCGGGGATTTAAACGCCAGGCGGAAGAAGCGTCACAGGGTGGGCTGGCGCTTGGGGGCGGACTGGCAGCGGGTCTGACGCTTTCCCTGAAATCTTATGCCGATCAGGAAAACGCCGCCACCGGGCTGAAAGTCGCCATGATGGATGCGAACGGCGAGGTTGGAAAGAGCTTTCAGGACATCAATAAACTGGCTATTGGCCTGGGTAACCAGCTACCCGGTACAACGGCTGATTTCCAGAACATGATGCAGATGCTGGTGCGTCAGGGGATCCCGGCAGAAAACATTCTGGGTGGTGTGGGTAAAGCGACAGCTTATCTTGCGGTACAACTGAAAAAAACACCGGAAGCGGCTGCCGAGTTTGCTGCAAAGATGCAGGATGCTACCGGAACGGCGTCAGAAGACATGATGGGGCTGTTCGACACTATCCAGAAGGCGTTTTATCTGGGCGTTGACGATACCAACATGTTGTCCTTCTTCACTAAAACCAGTTCTGTTCTGAAGATGGTGAACAAGGACGGTCTTCAGGCTGCACAGAGCCTTGCCCCCATCAGCGTCATGATGGATCAGATGGGGATGAACGGGGAGTCGGCAGGTAATGCCCTGCGAAAAGTTATCCAGTCCGGATTAAGTGTTAAGAAAATCAGGGACGTCAATAAAGTCATGGCCCGCCAGAAACTCGGGGTACAGCTCGATTTTACTGACGGCAAAGGAAGTTTTGGCGGTCTTGATAACATGTTCAGGCAACTGGCAAAGTTGCGAAAACTGACCGACGTTAAGCGAACCGGTGTACTTAAGGCAATATTTGGTGATGATGCCGAAACCCTTCAGGTGGTCAATGCCCTGATCGATAAAGGAAAGGATGGCTACGATCAGATCCAGCAGAAGATGAATAAACAGGCCAGCCTGAATAAACGTGTTCAGGCTCAGCTTGGTACGCTGTCCAACCTGTGGGAGGCAATGACGGGGACCGCAACTAACGGTCTTGCAGCTATTGGCGGCGCATTTTCTGGTGACGCTAAAAATATCACGCAATGGCTGGGGGAGTTGGGGGAAAAATTCACGAAGTTTGCGGATGAAAATCCCCGGGTTATTCGCGGCGTCGTCGGGCTTGCTGCCGGTCTTGCGATTCTGAAACTGGGATTGATGGGCGTTGGCGGTGCCATCAGTATTGTCAGCAGGATCATGTCGATGACGCCGATTGGCATGATTGCGACGGCGATAGCCCTGGCTGCGGGATTAATTATCACTAACTGGGATGTTGTCGGACCTTATTTTAAGAAACTCTGGGAAACCATTGGTCCTTATTTTGAGACTGGCTGGGAACTTCTTAAGAAGGTTTTTGCCTGGTCGCCGCTGGGGATGGTGATCAATAACTGGGGACCGGTTGTTAAGTGGTTTCAGGATATGTGGGACAAGCTGAAGCCAATTATTGAGTGGTTTACCGACAGTTCCGGTGACACGGTCGATGCCATTAACTCTGCGCAGTGGGGCGCGGGTGCTTATGATGCTTATGGGACGGGAATACCGGCGCGGGGATACACACCTTATCCGGCGGTGGATCCGGCTCAGGCAAACAACGCCTCCGGTGCCACAGGCCCGAATCCCTTCATGATTAATAAAGCTACCGCGCCAAAAGTTGATGGTGAGATCAAGGTATCATTTATAAATATGCCATCAGGTATGCGGGTTACGGAAACACGCTCCAGTGGCATTGATATAAATCACGATGTTGGCTATACCCGATTTTGGTAGCCAGGATTCCCCTCACAGGTATTGCTGGTTGTAAGTCATAAATAGAGTGATAGAATTAATGCACATTTAGAAAAATGTTAATAGGCGAAAAATGAAAGGCTATATCACAGCAAGTGTAATTCTTGGAGCGGCGGCTATTTTTTCATCTCTCATAATCTCTGGCAACATCTCCTTTAAAGATGAACATATTATTCAGTTATCTGGAGGAGCCATAAAACTTGGTGATGTTTATAAAGAAAATAAATTGATAAGTGCAAAGATTATTTTTCCAGATAATCAGGGTGAACAGATTCTTGTTGTCGACGGCAATCCTGAAAACTTTAAGGAGGATTTTCAGGAGAAATTAAATAAAGTAATAAAAACTTTAAATGCGTCAAAGAAAAAAGATGAAGAGAAAGTTAGCCTGGATAATTTAAGTGTTGTTGAAGAGTCTAAACTAGAGCTCGTTTCTGCGGTGCGTTACTCTGCTCAGTATGTTCCTATGTTTACTCTGACGCTGGACAAAAAAGAAATTACCATGCCTAAAAATACGGTAATATTTCCATTTGCCAGCGATGAAACAGCTAAGTATTTAAATGAACAACAGCAAAAGTATAAAGATTCGTTGTTTCTGACTCGCTAATTAATAAAATTCATTACAAGGCCACCTTCTAATAGGTGGCTTTTTAATTTTCGGAGTATATATGACGTGGAAAGACAGGCTTCAGGATGCGTCATTTCGAGGTGTGCCGTTTAAGGTTGAAGAAGAAACTGCGGGAACTGGCCGTCGTGTGGAAACGCACGAATACCCGAACCGCGACAAACCCTATACCGAAGACCTGGGGAAAATCACTTTCCGCCCGTCCATCACGGCTTATGTGGTGGGAGATGACTGCTTTGACCAGCGCGATCGCCTGATTGACGCGCTGAATAAACCCGGTCCCGGCACGCTTGTCCATCCGACTTACGGTGAGCTGAAAGTCTGTGTTGACGGAGAATTTCGGGTCAGCACATCGAAGAGTGAAGGGCGTATTGTCCGCTTTGACCTGAAGTTTGTCGAAGCGGGAGAACTCTCTTACCCCACATCAGGTGCGGCGACGGCGCAGACGCTGATGTCATCCTGTTCTGCACTGGATGACTGCATCAGTGACAGTTTCAGTAGTTTCAGTATCGATGGCGTGGCAGATTTTGTGCAGAACGATGTCGTCGGTAATGCCAGCACAATGCTTGGGTATGTTTCTGATGCGATGAAAGTGGTGGATTCTGCCGTATCGGATGCCGCCAGGCTGTTGCAGGGGGATATCTCGGTACTTCTGCCGCCGCCATCGTCAGGCAAAAATTTCGTTGAGCAGGTGCAGAAAATGTGGCGTACCGGGAAACGCCTTTATGGTAACGCCAGCGACCTGGTCACCATGATCAAAACGCTTTCCGGTGTCAGCCTCGGCAGCGATCTGCAACCGCGCGGCGTCTGGAAAACGGACAGTAAAACCACCGCCACGGCGACGCAGCAGCGTAACGTGGTTGCCAGCACCCTTCGTATGACCGCAATCAGCGAAGCGGCGTATGCCGTTACCCGATTGCCTGCGCCAACAACTTCTGCGGTGATGCAGAATGCCGCAGTGGGGCAGTCAACAACACCCGCGCAGAGCTCCGGCTGGCCTGCCGTCACGCATCCGGTGCTGAACAATGCACCGGCGGTGAAAAACACGGTTGACCTGCCAACGTGGGAAGAACTGACCGACATTCGCGACACACTGAATATGGCAATTGATAAGGAGTTGTCCCGTACAACCAGTGATGCGCTGTTTCTGGCGCTGCGCCGGGTGAAAGCAGATCTGAATGCGGATATCAACACGCGCCTTGAACAGTCTGCTCGGATCATTCAGCGCACGCCGGATGAGGTTTTACCCGCGCTGGTGCTGGCGGCGACCTGGTTTGATAACGCGGCGCGTGACGCGGACATTATCCGGCGTAATGCCATTACGCATCCCGGCTTTGTGCCGGTGATCCCTCTGAAGGTGCCAGTGCAATGAACGACAATGTCACGCTACGGGTAAATGGCCGGGAGTGGAATGGCTGGACATCGGTGCGCATCGGTGCCGGTATTGAACGGCTGGCGCGGGATTTCAGCGTGGAGATCACCCGCCAGTGGCCGGGAGATGAGGGTATCACCACGCTTCAGCCGCGCATTAAAAATGGTTCAAAAGTGGAAGTGCTGATTGGTGATGAGCTGGTGATCACCGGCTGGGTGGAGGCGACCCCCGTTCGTTACGATGCCCGTTCGGTCAGCACCGGTATTGCCGGACGTAGTCTGACTGCTGACCTGATTGACTGTGCAGCCGAACCGACACAGTTTAACGGACGATCGCTGGTACAGATTGCGCAGGCGCTTGCTGCGCCTTTCGGCATTGAGGTGGTGAACAACGGTGCGCAGTCGGGTGTTATTCCTGACGTCCAGCCCGATCACGGTGAAACGGTGATTGAGGTAATCAACAAAATACTCGGTCAGCGGCAGGCACTGGCTTACGACGACCCGCACGGCAGGCTGGTGATTGGTGGTATTGGCTCAACGCGGGCACATACTGCGCTGGTACTCGGGGAAAACATCCTTTCCTGCGATACGGAGAAGAGTATCCGGGAGCGGTTTTCAGTTTACCAGGTGGCGGGGCAGCGTGCCGGAAACGACGATGATTTCGGTGAGGCCACCACCACCGCGCTGCGGGCCCGCACAGAGGACGCATTTATTGCCCGTTACCGTCCGATGTATATCAGGCAGACAGGGCAGGCTACGGGGGCAGGCTGTATTGCCCGTGCGGACTTTGAAGCCCGACAACGGGCGGCGCGGACGGATGAAACCACCTATGTGGTGCAGGGCTGGCGACAGGGTAACGGTACGCTGTGGCAGCCCAACCAGCGGGTGATTGTCTTTGATCCGGTCTGTGGTTTCGACAATACCGAACTGCTTGTTTCGGAAGTCACGTTTACTCAGGACCAGAACGGCACCCTGACGGAAATCCGTGTCGGCCCGCCTGATGCTTATCTGCCTGAACCCGAAGCCCCCGGCGCGCGGAAAAAGAAAAAAGCCAGAGTACAGGAGGACCCGTTCTGATGAGGACGATTGAAGCCATGCAGCGACAACTCCTCGGCCTGATTGGGCGGGCCGTGGTGAAAAGCATCAGTGCCGCCACGAAATGTCAGACCGTGGATGTGTTCCTGATTGCCGGTGAACCCAAAGCCGGGGTTGAACATCTTGAACCCTACGGTTTTACCGCAAGGGCAAACAGCGGTGCGGAAGCGGTGGTGTTGTTTCCGGATGGCGACCGTTCTCATGCGGTGGTTGTTACGGTGTCGGACCGTCGCTACCGCCTGAAAGGGCTGCAGACGGGTGAGGTGGCTGTCTATGACGATCAGGGGCAGTCCGTGACGCTGACCCGGGAGGGGATCGTGGTGGACGGTGCAGGTAAAACGATCACGTTTCGCAATGCACCTGAAGCACGTTTTGAAATGGACCTGGAAGTGACAGGACAGGTGAAAGACCTGTGCGACTCCGGCGGCACCACCATGTCAGCGATGCGGCTTGCCTATAACGGGCATAGTCACAGAGAGAACGGTCAGGGCAGTAACACCGACAAACCGGATAAAGCGATGGAGGCATGATGGAACTGTGGCTGACGGTGAACGGTAAACGCACCTGCGCCAGCGCACCGCTGGATCCGCTGACCCGCGCCGTGGTGATTTCCCTGTTTACCTGGCGGCGGGCGGAGCCTGATGACAACGCCGACGTCCCGATGGGATGGTGGGGGGATACCTGGCCTGCGGTACAGAATGACCGTTACGGCTCCCGACTGTGGCTGCTTCAGCGCAGCAAACTGACCAATCAGCTGGTGCAGACGGTAAGGGGGTATATCCGCGAATGCCTGCAATGGATGATTGATGATGGCGTGGTGTCCCGTATTGATCTGGATATCCGCCGCACCGGGATTAATGAACTGGGTAACAGTATCACTCTCTGGCGTCGTGACGGACCGGTAATGATTTCTTTTGATGATCTGTGGAGTGCGATAACGCATGGCGGACAGTGAATTTCAGCGCCCGACGCTGGCAGAAAATATCAGTATGCTCCGTAACGATTTATTCGCCAGGCTGGACGTCAGCGACACGCTCCGGCGCATGGATGAAGACGTGCGGGCAAAGGTGTATGCGGCGGCGCTGCATACGGTTTACGGGTACATCGATTATCTGGCAATGAACATGCTGCCTGACCTGTGCGATGAGTCCTGGCTGGCGCGACATGCTGCGATGAAACGGTGTCCGCGCAAGGGGGCCACGGCTGCCAGCGGGTATATGCGCTGGGAAGGTGTCAGCGATGGCCTGAAGGTGACCGCCGGGAGTGTTATTCAGCGCGATGACCTGGTTCAGTACACGGCAACTGCTGATGCAACCAGCTCCGGTGGTGTCCTGCGCGTGCCGATCACCTGCTCAACTACAGGCGTGGTCGGTAACGCTGACGACGGTACGGCATTAATCCTGGTCACGCCGGTGAATGGTCTGCCGTCTTCCGGCGTGGCAGATACACTGACAGGTGGATTTGATACTGAAGAGCTGGAAACGTGGCGCGCCCGCGTCATTGAGCGGTATTACTGGACGCCTCAGGGCGGGGCTGACGGGGACTATGTCGTCTGGGCTAAAGAAGTACCCGGCATTACCCGCGCATGGACATACCGACACTGGATGGGAACGGGGACTGTCGGTGTGATGATTGCCAGCAGTGACCTGATTAATCCCATTCCGGAAGAGTCAACGGAAACGGCGGCAAGACAACATATCGGGCCACTGGCCCCGGTGGCAGGCTCTGATTTGTATGTATTCAGGCCGGTGGCGCATAAAGTGGATTTTCATATCCGCGTGACGCCGGACACACCGGAAATACGGGCTGCCATCACCGCCGAGTTGCGTTCGTTCCTGCTGCGTGATGGTTATCCGCAGGGAGAACTGAAGGTGTCACGTATCAGTGAAGCGATTTCCGGTACGAACGGGGAATACAGCCATCAGTTGCTTGCCCCGGCGGACAATATCTCCATTGCAAAAAATGAGCTGGCGGTTCTGGGGACGATTTCATGGACGTGACAAACGATGATTATATCCGTCTGTTGTCGGCACTGTTGCCGCCCGGTCCGGCGTGGTCAGTCAGCGATCCGGCGATTGCCGGTGCGGCACCGTCATTAACCCGCGTTCATCAGCGTGCGGATGCCCTGATGCGGGAGCTGGATCCGCGCACCACCACTGAACTGATAAACCGCTGGGAGCGTCTGTGCGGTCTGCCGGATGAATGTATTCCCGCAGGGACACAGACCCTTCGCCAGCGTCAGCAACGGCTGGATGCGAAGGTTAATCTGGCGGGCGGCATCAATGAGGATTTTTATCTTGCACAGCTTGCTGCCCTGGGCAGACCAGACGCCACTATCACGCGATACGATAAAAGCACGTTCACCTGCTCATCGGCCTGTACTGACGCAGTGAATGCGCCGGAATGGCGGTATTACTGGCAGGTCAACATGCCAGCCGCCACCAACACCACCTGGATGACATGTGGCGATCCCTGTGATTCCGCACTGCGTATCTGGGGCGACACCGTTGTCGAGTGCGTGCTTAACAAACTCTGCCCTTCGCATACCTACGTAATTTTTAAATATCCGGAGTAATCCATGCATCGTATAGACACGAAAACCGCGCAGAAGGATAAGTTCGGCGCGGGTAAGAACGGTTTTACCCGTGGTAACCCCCAGACCGGCACACCTGCCACCGATCTGGATGATGACTACTTTGACATGTTGCAGGAAGAACTTTGTAGCGTTGTTGAGGCATCCGGTGCCAGTCTGGAGAAGGCGCGGCACGACCAGCTGCTTACCGCACTTCGTGCGCTGCTGTTAAGCCGCAAGAATCCGTTTGGCGATATCAAATCGGATGGCACTGTGCAAACGGCTCTCGAAAACCTTCAATTGCGAGAATCATTCACAGGTGTGGTTGGTCAGGCCGTTAACCAGAAAATGAGCGTGGCAATAGCGTCGGCATCAGCAACATTCACCGCTGACCAGGTTATTGTTGGTGAGTCATTATCTGGCAAGCAGTACCGTGTAAGTTCGGTAAGCGAAACTATCAACCTCACCACGACTGGGGCGGGCGGGATGGATACAGGAGCAGCCCCTGCCAGTGGTTGGGTTGCTATTTACCTTATTTACAACCCAACGACCAACACCTCAGCATTACTTGGTGTTAACACGACAACCGTCGTTGCGCCCACAGTCTACGGCGGTGCAAACATGCCAGCGGGATATACGGCGAGCGCACTCGTATCCGTCTGGAGAACAACAAGCGGCTCTTTGCTTCTGAATGGGTACCAGCGAGGTCGAAAATTTTGCATCCCGCGTGTAGATGTACTGACCACAAGCAGTAACCCAGGACCATACTCACCAATCCCTCTTAGCGCAGCCGTACCGCTAAACGCTATAGCAGCGAGTGGTTACGCATTCTGTAACTCAGGCTCTGGTTCTGGGTTTGCGGTTTTGTCTGTCGGGTCTGATGCAAATGGGCTTGGGTATTTTCAGGTGTATGCCGGGCTGGTTGGTTCGCTAGGGAGCGATATCTATTTTGAGAATACCCTCGCTGAACCTCAAAAACTTTACTACACGTTTACCTGGACAACGCCAGCAGTGTCAAATGCCACCATTGGGATAAGCGGTTATACGATCTAAGGAGTGAATTATGTCTGTTGTATATGTGCAGTTCTCTGATGAGAAAGAAACAGAAATTGTCTCTGTTTTTGCATCTCCGGCCGACCCGGATTACTACCAGTTTTTGGGGGAGGTAGAGGGGGATGATGAGCGGCTTAAAATCTTTTGGAAGCAATTCCCTCAGCATGCCGTAGGTTGATTGGATAATAAGTCGCTAGGTGAGAACTGGCGGATAATTTTTCTAGATAAGTTTTTAGCAACCAGCATTCCTGTTTTTTATATCCAGGATTTTGGTTTACAGTACTTATTTTTAACTGTATTGAGGATGGCGAAAACAGATTGAAAATTACATCCAGATCACCCAATCGATAATCAACCATTATAAAAAAGGCTCCCTTTTTAGGGAGCCTTGTGTGGTTATATTTTTGCTTTACTGATAAAATTATCTAGGGTTTTTCCTACGGTACGGCTAAGTATCACTGATTTTTTCTCTATTAATTGATAAAATATCATTGAACCAATTAAAGAAAGAGTGACGAATACTAAAAAGGAAGCAATGTATGCTAAATAAACGTTATTTGTATGAATATATACATATAGGTTTATTGGCATTATTGCAGATGAAAGAACTAACCAGTGAACAAGGTATAAAGAGAAAGAAATTTTCCCAAAAAATTGAACAAGTTTAGTGGATAGGAAATCGCGAATGTATCCTCTGGACATTACTAGAATTAGCAATAATATTGCACCGACACCACGTAAAAACTCGTATGGGTGGTAAGGGAACATCCCAGGAATCGATAAGTCTTGCATGTTTATTAATGGGGCAACAAAATAGTTCCCTGGTATAAAAATCCAACCCCAGGGATAGAATACCGGGCAACTTTGAAGTATCACTATAGCTAATATCATTAGCAAAGTAATAACGTATTTTTCTTTGTTGTTAAATAAATTGCTTGTTTTTTCGTCGGCAAACAAGATGGATATCCATGCGCCAATGAGAAGAAAAAACACATAATATCCGTAACTAAAGATAGTAAATAAAAATAATAAAAGAATGCCATGCCTTGAATTATTTCTTCCTACCTGAGCAACAATTAATAGTAACAGCGAGCCCATAAACTCAGTCGACATTGACCATATTACAGGGTTAAGAAATCTAGTTGAAAAATCTGTGGTATATAGCGTAAGAATGCCTTGCTTTATTACTTCATCGAAAGCTACATTTTCATCGTGATCATAACGAAATCCAGATTTTACTAAGATATATCCAATAATACAGGAAGCAAATACAGGAACACCAAGTCGAATAAAACGACGTATTAATGATGCTATAAATGTTGTATTTGCTTTGAAGGCGCCAAGAAGAATTGCGCCAGATAAGATGAAAAAAACTATAGTAGCAAAATTACCATTGATAGTGAATACGAATGGTGTCGTTTCAGTAAATTCGTAGAATTTTGAAAGCCAATAAGGGAATGCATCTGGGTAGTGTGAAAGCATAAAAAGCTTTGTTTCACCAAAAAAATGACCATAAGCAACAATTATAGCCATTAGTCCGCGTAACCCATCAAAATATAGGATTCTGTTCTTTTTTTGTTCCAATTTATTGAACCTCATCATTTCAAAATAGTGAGCAATGATAGTGTTAAGAGTGTAGTAAAGCAATGCCTTCTGGAATCGAAGTTAAAACAACGGAGCTTAAATTAGTTGAAGTGAGATTTGCTAATAAAGGTAATAAATTCAATCAATTACTTCTTGAGGGCGTATTGGTGTTAAGAAGATTTTAACATTGTATCACATACCACGGGGGCATTCTGATGAAATCAGAAAAATAGACAGGGTAATAGCTATCGATTGATGATGGTGGTTGCTATGCTTCATATAGAGTTTCCGATACTATCACGCACATTATTAATGATAGCAGAACGGTGGAGTTTAATGGTTGGCCAAGCCTTGTTGAACAATGGTTAATCATGCTGTTTTAATATACCTTCTTTGGAGAAAAATGCTAACAACTCCAACGTGCATTGCCCGAGATTGGCTGTAACCATAATAATTTTATGGAGTTTATTGAATAAACCCGAGTTAGTAGACAGGATGACGCCTACCGGAACACCCGTTATGCGATGCGGACGCTGTCCGGCATACCCAGCACGGTCATCCGGTTTAGCGCTTTGACCATCGCCGTTTCTGCCACTGAACGACGGTGATAACCCACTTTCTTTTTCCAAACATAATTGCTGGATAGGGTCAGGGTTATTATGATGCTTGGAATTATCGAACGCTGCCGCAGAATGTTAGAGAACGGAGCAATCCGGCAACGTGATCGGTGTGGGGGTAAAGACGATTTATAAATACTTTCCTGTCACAAGTCCAGCGCGTAATGCCAGTTCCCGAGTGTAGGTATGATCATGAAAAAGTGGTGCGCACCTAAATATCTTTAATACAGGCGTAGGATGCCATGCATTAGGATCGGGTTAAACAGGGATGTTTACGTTCTGGAAAACTGCCCGCAGATAGCCGGCGTGATCTAGAATGATTTTTGTGTACATATATGTGTACTGTACAAAAGAAGATTTGGCTTTTAATTTCAATAAAAACAATAAATTGAATTGTTTTTAAAATATATCCATTTAACTAAGAGGACAATGCGGCATGAGTATACCCGCTAATGGAGTGCGGGGTAAGTACGCTGCCGCTCGATTGCTTAAACCCTCGCCATTTATGCCGGGTTTTTATAATTTTTCTTAATGTTTTCCGCACGTTCTGCTTTTTGGCGTGCTTCTGCTTTACGCTTATTGCTCATGTCGTTACGAATCTGTGCATGACTCATTAACGCGAAGATAAAGGTGCCGCCGCAGATGTTCCCCGCTAAAGTAGGTAGTGCGAAGGGCCAGATGAAATCGCTCCAGTGCAGCGTACCGTTAAACACCAGATAGAGGATTTCAACAGAACCGACCACGATATGGGTGGTGTCACCCAGGGCAATAAGCCAGGTCATCAATATAATCACCACAATCTTTGCCGCACCCGCTGCAGGAAACATCCAAACCATAGTGGCGATCAGCCAGCCGGAAATGATCGCGTTGGCAAACATCTCGCTGGGGGTGTTCTTCATCACATCCATGCCGATTTTGACAAATGCATCGCGAGTTTCTTCATTGAAGATAGGCATATATTCAAATGCCCACGCCGCAATACCTGTCCCGAGAATATTACCCAGCAGCACGACGCCCCATAACCGTATAAGTAAGCCGACGTTGCTCATTGTCGGTTTTTGCATGACGGGTAGTACCGCAGTCACGGTATTTTCGGTAAATAATTGCTGGCGGGCCATAATGACGATAATAAAACCAAAGGTATAACCGAGATTCTCCAGCAAGAAGCTGCCCGGCACACCTTCCAGTTCGACTTGAAATATCCCTTTTGCCAGTAACGAAGCGCCCATCGACAGACCCGCCGCAATGGCTGACCACAGTAGCGCCATTGCGTCGCGTTCCAGCTCTTTTTCACCATCCTGGCGGATATGCTCATGAATTGCCATCGCCCGGGAGGGGAGTCGGTCTTCATCTATTTCTATTTTTTTGCCGCGCTCTTTTTCTTCGCTCTCAACTTCCATTTCGTCGCTGTGTTGATCAATTTTGTCGTTGTCCAT